GATAGCGAACCCCCCATCCCCGCCGGCAGTCGCACCCGTGCAACCGCCGTTGTTGAAGATGTCAACCAGCTGCTCGACCGTATCGCCGATCGAGCGGTAACTGTTGTAATTCCGGACCGAGGCAATGCCCGGTCCGTTGAAAGAGCCTGTTGCGCCAGTGGCCATGGATCACCCCCTTAACCGGCGGAGATCGCGAGGTTGCTACCGTTCTTCCACACAGCATTCAGGATGTGCGGGTCGCTGGTCGGTGCGACGAAGAGCCAGTTACCACCCTGTGCTCCAGTGGCCCCGGTGTTGCCGGTGACGCCCGTCGGACCGGTTGCGCCAGGGGTCGGGCCAGTCGGACCCGTCGGACCCGTGGCCCCGGTTGCCGGGGTCGAAACACCAGTGGGACCCTGCGGACCCGTCTGGCCGGTCGGGCCGGTCGTTCCGGTGCCCGGAGCACCCGCTGAACCAGTCGCGCCCGTAGGGCCGGTGGCCGCTGTACCGGCAGCCGTCGGGCCGGTCGCACCAGTCGGGCCGGTGGGGCCACCTGCAGGGCCAGTGGGGCCGGTAAAACCCGTGGGGCCAGTTCCCGCGCCGGCTGGTCCAGTCTGACCGGTCGATCCGGTCGGGCCTGTGTTACCAGTCGGGCCGGTGGGGCCCGTCTGACCGGTCGGACCGGTCGGACCAGAAACGCCGCGCGGGCCCGTCGGGCCGCCGATGTTCTGCAGATTGACCATGTCTACGAGTTGCTTGACAACGACGCCAAGCGTATTCATGTCGTAGAACCGTGAACTGCGAATTTGCGCCATGTTGTCTTCCTCGTAGGATCAAACCTTCATAGAGTTGCGTGGTTACTATATAGTTACGCTTTTACCACGTAGTCAAGATGCCCGACCACGTCGCCAGCCGACGCCTTCGTGCTTCCCCCGATCGTGGTCACAACCGCGTAGGCTAGGCCGTTGTACATCGGAATACCCTCAGCTAGGGCCGGGGTGATGTAGTTGGTGCCCTTGTCCGCAGACGCGCCAGCCGGAATGGGAAACTCGCGCGTCGGCGTGTCTAACCCAAGGATCGGCGCTCGCGCCACGTCGAAAATCTGCAGAACCATCAGCGCCGCATTGTGGTTGTACGCATAGATCGACTTCAGGACACACGGACCCTGAAACACGAGCGTCGGGCCTGGCGACGCCAGTTTGCCCGGGGCGCTGTTACCTTGTGCCATCGTGAACTCCTATCCCACGCCGCCTTGCATGGGTATAGCACCCGGCCCCTTACTGTTCCCTGTCAGGGCAGTCTGGGGTCCCATGTGCTGGGTTGAGATTTGCTTGGGCTGCGAGCCCTGAGCGCGCGCGGCCGCGTGGGCCATGTTCTGCGGAGCCCCCTGAGGTGCAGATGGTTGGCCCGGACCGCCCTTGCCCATCGGCGCTCCACCAGGCTGCGGCTGACCGCCGCCACCGGGAGCCCCCGGCTGGCCACTCTGGCCTCCGCCCGGAGGTGTCCCGATGTGGACCGCCGGACCCATCGGCAGGCGCTCGTCCTGCCCCAGGATGCCGGCCGTCAGTTCGGAGGTGATGCGCTGGACGCCCATCTTAACGCCGGCGTCCACGCCCTCGTTGATCGCCTTGACCGCGGACGCGTTCTTCTGCTGGTCCTGCTCGTCCTTGGCCATCTGCTCCAGCTTGTCGTCGTCCGGAACGATGTCCTCACCCACGAGGCCGATCGTGCTGGACACCGAGCGGAGGACCTTGCCGCGGCCGGCGATGCCCATGATCTTCATGTCCACCGGGTTGGCAGTCGCCTGTAGGAACTCGACTTGCCGCTGCCGCTGCGTCTCGCGTTGGATGGCGACGTTGACGCCTTGAACGGTGACTTTTTCTTCGCCGGTCAGGAGGCCGGTCGTGTCCGTTAGGAGGATCAAGTCGGTGAGTTGCAGAAGGCTCGGCTCCATTATGTCGTTGTCCACATTGGCTGACACTGTCTGCAAAATCTTGGAAGCGTTTCCCATCAGCATCGCGAGCCCACTGGCTGTGCGCCCTGCACCCCCAGTGCTGTCCCCACCAATATACTTTGGGATTGCCGAGACGTCGTCCGCCAACCCGATCAGGTACTCCATGACCTTGATCAGCTTGTCGGAGTTGTCCCCCGGCTGGAAGAACTCCACCGCCGGCCGGTTGCTCTCGGTACCACCCGCCAACAGGTTCTTCTTTGAGTGCCATCTTTTCCACGGGTACAAAGCCTCTGTGTTCTCTCCAGGAACAATCCGCTCGTCGTCAATAACACACTGCGGGCCAGACGCAATAGAGAGGTTGTTGATTAGTGACCGCAGGGTGGCGTTGCAGGCCTCCTGCAGGTCGGTCAGCAGGTCGGTCAGGCCGTTACCGACAACCGTGCCGGGCACCTTCTCGAAGGAGGTGATGAAGTACGGGTGCCGCATGCGTGGGCTAGGCGACAGCTGCGCCTTGATGACGTGGCTACCGATGCACCACACCTGCACGTGATAGTCCCGCAGTTCGTCTTGCACAGCAAGGCCGTAGTCCTGCAGGACGCGGCCCTGGACATTACCGTTGAACTCCATCATGGAGATCAACGCGGACCGGTTAAAGGCGGGGTTCTCGCGGCTTTCGAGCACCGCGCGCTCGGCGTCAGTCATGTCCCAGTTGTCGTACAGGCCCCCGCGGCCGTACTCATCAAGCACCGCCTGCAGTTCGTCCTGGTTGTAGCCCGGCAGGCCCTGTAGCTCATTCAATTCGGCCCTGGTGACCGATTTCTTCTCGATCGTGCTGGCGTTCTCGATCGCCGAGACGCCCGGGGTCCACCATAGGTCGAACGGCGAGACGCGCTCCCAAGTCAGCTTGGGCTTCATCTCTACCGAGGCGGCGGGTCCATTCCATACAACTGTCGGAATGACGCGAACCACTGGTCCCTTAAGAATAGCAAAAGGGAAGATTGGAAGATCAACAAGGACATCGGCCAGGGCATGGTAGTAGCCTCCATCTCGAAGCAGTTCCTCGATCTTATCTTCGCTCGACTGCGCCTGCTTGGTCGCCTTGCGTTTGGCGGCGTCCTTCGCGCTCTCCATCAGCTTCTGCTTGCGCTGTTGGACGTCCTGCGGGTCCGGCGGCTTGCCCATGGTCTGGCCGACCATCTGGCCCTCGGCGGCAAGTAGCTGGTCGATCTTGCCCTTGACGTCGGGCGGGATGTCCGGGTCCGGCGGCGGGCAAAGGCCCCAAGGCCGATCGGGCCCCAGGTAGATGTCGCGAAGTAGCGAACTGGCCGCCCGGCACTTCTGCGCGGTCAGCCGCATGTACACGTCGCTGCCGCCGTAGTTGCGGATTTCGTTCAGCTTGGTAGAACTGTACTGGCCCATGAAGGTGCGCTGGGCGTTCAGCAGGCGCTCGTTCCAGCCGGCGTTCGTGGCGCGGTGGTTGCGCATGATCTCCCACTGGCCCTTGACATATGAGACCAGGGTAGAGACATCGGATTGCTGAAAGACCTGTTTCGCGTTGGCGGCCGCCTGGGCCTGCACCTGGTTCTGCTGGGCCTCCTGCGCATCGAGAATGCCGGGAGGGACGATCTGCAGTACACCGTTCTGACCGAGAGAAGGGTTCATCAACAGGACCTTAACGCAGTTAAGCTAGGAATGCGCCATGACACAGATCGTACCGCCAGTTACAGAGCCTGTAATCGTCAACCCCGAGAAGTCGCTCACCGTGGCCGAGTTGGCCGGGCTCGCTCGCGAGATCGCGATTGGCCTGCGTCCTGAAGAGGCCGTTCTGCGTCAGTACAGCCTAACTGCCTCCGATTACGAAATTCTTAAGGCGAACCCGCTCTTCGGGAAGCTGGTCGAAGTCGCCAAGATGGAGTGGCAGGGCGCGCACAACACGGTGACCCGCACGCAGATCGAGGCGGCGCTTGCAGCCGAGACTGCTTTGCCCTATATCTACTCAAGAGCGGTCAGCGGGAAAGAACCCCTCAACCATGCGGTTGAGGCAGTCAAGTGGATGACCGACGTAGCCGGACTGAAGAAAGATAACGCCCGTGGTTCGGGCGGCGAACAGTTCAAGATCGTCATCAATTTTGGTGGTGCAGCCGGCGTAAATTACGAGGGCAACAAGATCATCGACGCTACTCCCGAGCCGGTAGCCCTTCCGGCCCCTGAAGACGAGCGCGTCTAGGAGACCTACCAGCATGGCTACTGCAATCTCTGCACGCATCAAGGCGATGGAAAATGATGAACTGATGAAGATGGTCGAGCTATGGCGTGAGCACGGCACCTGCCGGGCTGTCGCAGCGGCCGTCGAAGGGCTTACATTTGGGGAGGTGCAACGGCAGATCAGAGAAGCAGCCCTGCGTGGGCTGATCCCATTCGAAGGGCAGAAGGCGGCGCCCGGCTTCAAGATCACCAAGGCCACCGTCGGGCCGACAGGGGTCACTACCCAGCAGAAGCCGGCGGAAAACCCGGAAAAGCTGGAGCCAACCGTCCGGAAGGACCACTACGTCCAACGCGTATCCACCCTGAAGAACGCCAACGGTGAAAAGATGGCGCAGTGGGTCATCACCCACCAGGACAAAGGAGCCGTGGATTGGGAGGCCATATTCGAGAACGCCTTCAAGAACTACGAGCGGCCACCGTTCAATATCACACCCGTCGGCACCGCGGACGAGCACAAGATCAACCTGTTCCCGTGCAACGACTGGCACGTGAACATGCTCTGCTGGAAGCGTGAGGTGGCGGTCAACTGGGACCTGAAGATTGCCGAGAAGGTCCTGGGCGACACGATCGACGCAACGGTAGCGCGGTGCCCCCGCGCAAAGCTGGGCGTCGTCCTAGGCGGCGGAGACCTGATGCATAATGATGACAACACCAACCGGACGGCCAAGAGCCACAACTTGCTCGACTGTGACGGCCGGTTCGAGAAGGGGTTGGAAGTCGCCCAGCGACTAAAGATACGGGCGATCGATGCTATGCTCTTCAAGCATGACGAAGTACTGGTGGTGGTCCTCAAAGGCAACCACGACGAACAGGCCTCCATCGCAATCAAGCACTACCTGAAGGCCTGGTACCGGGACGAGCCCCGGGTCAAGATAGAAATGAGCAGTGCGCTCCTCTGGGAGTACGACCAGGGCAAAGTCCTGTTGGCGGCCACACACGGCCATGCTATGAAAATGCGGCAACTGCCACAGATCGTAGCCGACCGGTTCTCCGAGGCCTGGGGCCGCACGAAGAAGCGGTACGCCCACACGTTCCACGTCCACCACAAGGACTTGGTGACGAGCGAAGGCGGCGGCATCATCGTGGAGAGCCATCAGGCTCCCATCCCACAGGACGCATGGCACTACGGGGAGGGCTTCCTGTCGGGGCGCTCCATGCAGATCATCACCTACGACGACAGGTACGGCGAGACGGGACGGGTAACGGAAGCGGTCATGGATGGCTAAATGTTCCACTACATAGCACCGCCTACCATATGTCAGTTCGCGCAAAGTGA